TACTCATTCCATAGAACTCAACATACTCTTTATCATCGATAGTAATTTTTTCTCCACCACCTTCTGTTGAACCAGCTAACATCGATCCAAGCATTACAAAATCAGCACCAGCACCAAATGCTTTAGCTACATCACCAGGTGTCGTACATCCTCCATCAGCAATAATGTGACCATCTAACCCATGAGCAGCGTCAGCGCATTCAGCAATACAACTAAACTGAGGATAACCAACTCCTGTCTTAAGTCGAGTAGTACAAACACTTCCTGATCCAATACCAACTTTAATAATGTCTGCTCCAGCTAAAAGTAGCTCTTCAACCATTTCACCTGTTACTACATTACCCGCTATAATTGTCCTTTGAGGAAACGTTCTTCTTACTACCTTTACAAAGTCGACTAATGCTTGTGTGTAGCCATTTGCTACATCAATACAAATATTTCGTACTGGAGATTTTTTATTAATAAGACTTAACCTCTCATAGTCATAGTCATTTCTACCCACCGTTACAGCTACATGTTTACCTTTATTATCTAATAACTCTTCGACTAAGTCTTTCTCATTAATATCTTTTTTATAGCAAGTAAAGAGATCTAAGTCACTTAAGGTTCGTCCTACCTCTAGCGTACCAACTCCATCCATGTTAGCAGCCATAACCGGTATACCATGATATGAACCACCGTATTTAAATCTAAACGTTCTAGTTAAATCAACCTCTTTCCGTGATGTTAATGTTGATCTTTTAGGACGAATTAGAACATCATCAAAGTCGTATTTTAGCTCAGTCTCTATACGCATGCCTCGTATATTATACGTAGCATTCTATAAAATCAACCTGATATTTGCTCTCTAATATCTTCAATAGTAACGTCACCTTCCTCTATACCTTCTGCTATTTGATCTAAAAATTTTCCTCCTAACTCAGATAGCTCATAGTCATCTGTACCCTCTAATACATCCTTAATCTTATATACAACATCCCACAAATTTTCTATTTCCTTATCGAACTTTTTAAGAACAGAGCTTCGCTTCATATTGCTATTTATTACCTAGTATAGCTTCTACTTCAGCTTTCATGTAATTTACGTGGTAAGATAAAAATCTATCATCTTTAAGATAAAATATTACACATTTTCTACATCTCTTACTTGTCATACGCTCGTAGAGGTATGCATATAAAGATAGCTGTAGCCCATACAAATTAAACTCACAGTTATGTAGATGGCTTACAGGGTCTTTTAAACGCTCAGAATACGGTGAACTAAATCTAAATCTTTTATTAGTTTTAAAATCCCCAATGGTAAATTCATTTTTATGTTCGTAAATTAAATCTGCTGTCCCGGCTATCTTATACTCTTCATCATATAATAGGTTTTCACTCAACACACTTTTAAACGAGTCGACTGATCTCTCAACAGCTTTATCATAAGACTTACACAGCCAACCCCAGTCACCTTCTACTTCTCCAAAATTAATATAATCCTCAAGAACAGCATGAATATTAGTACCTCGGGAGCATGCTCTGTTTTTTTCTTGCTCCCACATTTCTAATACTAGCTCTTGTGAGACCCCCTCTCTTTCCGCTACTCGCTTTGAGTGTCCATCTCTATCAAATGGCTGCTTGTACTTACCAAGCAGAGTTGTTACGGAAATAAATTTTTCACCCGTGTCTTTATGAGTATAGGTATGTGATGGTTCGTCGAATTTAATCTTCACTAATTAATATTATACGTACATTATTATAAAATCAATAATAAATACACAACTCTATAGAACTATGTGGTTTTACCTATAAATATATTAACATGGAGCCGGAAAAATCCCTACTAAAAGAGTTCCTCCAAGGAGGTTGGGTCGTGCCATTAATTGGCGCCGGCGCTATGCTCGCTCGTTTACTATCGGGTGAGAATAATTACACCTGGTGGCAACAACTTAAAAAAATATTAACAGCAGGTCTATCTGCTGGCATTGCGTGGTTTATATTAGAGCAGACAGAGATATCATCTTTATATAAAGCTGTAACTTACGGAATAATTGGCGTAATATCACCAGAAGTAATAGCAGGTATCGTTAAACTAGGAAAAAAATTCGCAGATAATCCTGAAAAGGTTCTCAAAAAATGAAACCTAGATACTTAGTATACATCCTATCGGCTATTATTTTAGCTTTTGTTATCAGAGGCTATACTTGTGCAGAAGAAATGAAACTTTCATTAGACGCTATTCAAAATGGGGGAAGCAAAGCAGTTGACTTTGATGGCCTCTGCACGTCGGTTGATGGATTTAAAAGACATTTACTTTTATCTGGTGTGTTAGCAGTAGTTATTGCTATTTGTTGCAGGCTAAAAGCGCCGAAGTAACATAAATATACGTATGGGAAAGAAGATTACTCAGCTTAATGCTAATCAATTACCTTATGATGGAAAAGAACTAGTAGCTATTGTTGAAGCTGGTGAAACCCGAGGTGGTACACTGAGCTCTTTTATGAACTACTTAACCGGGGGAGAGTATAACGTGTTAGGTGGTACACCAGGAGTACAGCCAATTGCTTCTCCTCTCAAAAATAATCATTTTCGGTTTACACAGACCGTAGCTGCTGATTTAAGCGCTACAGGAAAAATAACTATAGGTTTTGCTAATACCAATACTGGGACTCGATCAACAGTTACCGGTGGAACTACAAATAACGCAACAGGTAACTGCGCTTTCATTGGAGGAGGGAATAGTAACACAGCGAATGCTAACAATGTTTTTATAGGAGGTGGTAATAGTAATACGGCTTCCGGAGTATGCGCTGTTGTAGGAGGCGGTCATGACAATACTGCTAGCGGTACATGTACAACAGTTGGTGGTGGTAGGTCGAATACTAGTGCTGGTACAACCGCTACGATAGCTGGTGGAATGCTCAACGTAGCAGATGATGATAGAGCTTTTGTAGGAGGCGGTGTATGTAATTACTCTACAGCTGCAGATTCTACAGTAGTTGGTGGAGCATGCTTATCTGCTGCAGCTGTTGAAGCGTTTGCAGGAGGTGGTAGACTAAACGCAGCTTGTGGTATTCAATCTACAGTTGTAGGCGGGCTAAGCAATGTAGCTACATCTGCCAACGCATTTGTTGGTGGCGGCGGTCAAAACGCAGCGCATGGTTTAAGCGCTGTAACTGTCGGTGGGCATAAAAATATAGCATGTGGAAGAGTTTCGTTTGTAGGCGGTGGTTGTCATAACAAAACTTCAACTGATTATGCTACGGTAGTAGGTGGATACTGCAACCAAGCAAATGGTCTTAGCGCTTTTGTCGGCGGGGGATATTGCAATGTAGCGGCTGGGTTAGGCGCGGCGATTGCAGGAGGATGTGTAAACATCGCTAATAATTGCTTCTCATCTGTTGGCGGTGGTTGCTGTAACACCGCATGCGGTGATGCAGCTGTTATTGGAGGAGGGCTTAGTAACTCCGCCTCGGAAAAATATACTGCAATTCTTGGTGGGTTTTGTAATTGCTCGAGTGACTGCTATTCATTTATTGGTGGTGGTTGGTGTAACTCTGTAACTGACTGTTACGGTACTATTGCTGGTGGATATAATAATACCGCATCATCAAAATGGACGACAGTTGCAGGCGGTGAAGTTAACATTGCATCTGGGACGAAATCTACGGTAGGTGGTGGGGTACGTAATGTAGCGGAGGGAGACTGCTCTACAGTAGTTGGCGGTTTTGGTAACAAAGCACAATGTACTGGTTCTTTTATCGGTGGTGGCTTTAGCCATAGAACCGGATACAATGCAGCGAACAGTACAATTGTAGGCGGAATAAGCGGTTATGTAGAGCAATGCGGTGACTTTTTAGGTGGTGGAATAGAAAATAGTGTATGTGGGTGCTACGGTTGTAACACCATTGTCGCTGGGCTTTCAAATTCATTATTTACAATGGCTAGTGGTTCTTTTATTGGTGGTGGAAGTAACAATATTTCAGATGGTCAAGGATCGGTTATCGTTGGTGGTGTAAATAACCGTGTTTGTGATCAATGCAGTTCTGGTACAATCGGAGGTGGAGCCGGAAATGAAATCTGCGCGCATTTCGGTACCATTGGAGGAGGGCGCGCCCTTCTTATCAAGGGAGCATGCGGTGTCGTTGTCGGAGGGCATAGTAATAAGGTATGCGGAAATCACGGCTTCGTTGGTGGTGGTTGTTGTAATGTTACGTCTGGGACCTGCGATGTAATTGCAGGCGGACAATTGAACTGCTCCTCTAGTGCACACGCAACCATTGGGGGTGGTTGCTCCAACGTAGCGTCCGGCGGCGGATCGGTTGTTGTAGGTGGATTTGATTCAACGTCTTCTGGATGTGGCACTTTTACCGGCGGTGGTTGTTGCCAATGTACCGCCGGGTCCTTTGCAACAATAGTGGGTGGGTGCTTAAATAAAGCATGCGGAAGCCATTCAGTTGTAGGCGGTGGAGCGCATAACGACGCTTGTTGCTCGTCAACAGCAATAGTAGGTGGTCAGAATAATTGTGCATGTGGTAACTTTGCTACTGTTGTAGGCGGTTCAGTTAACAGAATCAGCTCCGGTTATGGGTTTATAGGCTCCGGGCATAATAATACTCTTTCTGCTGCGCATGCGCATTCTTCGATATTAGGAACAAACATTACATCTGTTTCAGCAAATATGCTGCATGCAGCTTTATTATCCTTAAGTGGTCTACCTACTTCCGACCCGGGTGTAGTAGGCGTAGTTTGGCAATGTAGCGGTGATTTAAAAATATCTGTATAGATTATTTTATATAGTGTCATATATATAACATATGGCTAGTACTATATTTCACATTGAAGGAGGCATAGGTAAAAATATTGCCGCGACTGCTGTTACTGCTGCGTACAAGAAAGCACATCCTAAGCGTAAAATTATTGTTGTAACGGCGTGGGCGGAAGTATGGTTAAAGAATCCCGACATTGCTAGAGTTTATAATATCGGTAACACACCTTATTTTTATCAAGATTTTATTAAAGATGAAGACGTGGAAATTTACCCACAAGATCCTTATCAGACGACAGATCATATTACTAAAAAAGGTCACCTTATTAAAAACTGGTGTAAAATGGTAGGTGTCAAGCACAATGGAGAAGAGCCCATTTTAAATTTTAACTTAAGAGAATTTGAAGAGGGACAGGCTTATATGCATCAATGGCAGGATGGTCGACCTACTTTACTATTTCAACCATTTGGAGGACCGGGACCAGAACATCAGCAACACCCTTATTCCTGGACTAGAGATATACACCCATCAGTTGCTCAAGAGCTAGTGAATAGACTTGGAGAAAAATATAACATAATTCATGTCTGCTATGAGTTTCATCCTAGGTTAGAAAACTGTCATAGGTTTGATCAGACTATTGGTAAAAAAGCATTATTTAGTATGGTTGCGCATAGTGATAAAAGACTGTTTATCGACTCGTCGTTGCAACACGCGGCGGCCGCGTTAAAACTAAAATCAACAGTAAGCTGGGTAGCAACAGAACCGAAGGTGTTTGGATATAAGCTTCATGATAATATCAACCCTGTGGTGAAACACGAAAACGGTACAATCGACTCATATCTTTTTGACTATGACTTTACCGGTACAATATATCAGTGTCCTTATGATAATTTAGCAGATTTACATGACATTGACGCAATGGTTAAATCTGTTGATCAATAGTACGAACCGTAAATGTCAGTATCGTTGACATCCATATCCATTACATCGTCCTTCGAAACATCATCTATATTATACGGGTCTTCTACTGTTGGGTAGGTCTTACCATCAGATGTAAGCTGATCAACCAACGTAGTAGATAATACGCCACTAAAGGAATTATCGTAAACTTGCTCGTTGACATATTCACTCGACAAGCCGCTTTCGAATGAATATTCGTAGCGCTTACCTCTTAATCTATATATGTAGTGACCTAGTATTGGATTGAGTGCAGATACATCTTGGTCCATACGCTCTGTTATTTCATACTTAACAGAGCCTCTACCATTAGGCCGGTCGCAGCCCAATACTTTAAGATCTATAACATCTCCAGCTTTCGGTTCAATTGATTGACCTACAGATGAATAATCAAAATATGCACTAGCAGCTTCGGCAAATGTACTAATATGTACAAAAGCTGTAAATTCGTCACCAGGATCAAATCCAAACTTGCTTAAATTTACCGCATCATCAGATAACTCTATGTACATTTGTACACCTGTTAACGGTCCTTTAAACTGTGCAGGGCCTGAGGAAATATCGCTACTACCAAAGTCTTCTCCATATAGTAAATCAGCGGCAGATAAATTAAAAGTGTTTATAAAATAATTTACCGGTATGCCGAAGTTGTTAATTAAATCATTAAACGCTTGATCAAACACCAATTGTTCAGCTTGTAAGTTAGACGGATTAACAAACTCTCCACAGGAAGGAATCATAGTTGCAGCTAGAACTTTATCCGGCGTGCAATTTAATCTATTTTCATTACATGGAGGTGATGTTGCCATTTTATCGTCTCTTTAACATACCGCAATGGTTGCCCTCTTCATCTTCAAACATTTCGACTTCTACTCCAGAATTACCGAGGGTTTTAGTAACACCTGGACTAAACTGCAATTGATATACACCTAATGTGTTATGCAGAGGTAGACCCATTAATTTTATCTGACTAGCAGATCCATTTACTAGGTTACTTACATGTGGGCACTTATGATTATATTGCTTGGGTACCGTATTAAAGTGCTTTTTGTTTATACCTACACTATTAATATTTTTACCATTTGTCATATGAGGGTTAGTAATAGGGTCACCCTGATAGTATTCAAAAAATGTTTTAAAGTTCTCTGTATAAATTCTATCGTAAGACGAAGAGATTAAATCTATTAGGTCACCTATAACTTCAGTATTACGTAGTACCTTAAATGCTAAATTTTCGACACTAAATTCACCTTCACGTGCCAAACCTCGCTTGCGCATTTTAGATATCTTCTCTTTTAAGTGCTTAGCTCTTTCGTGTAATTTTTTAGCTTCTTTTCCTCTCGCTTCTAATACTTTTTCTTTGAGTATCTCAACATCTGTTTCAATTGCTTTAGCCTTTTTAAATACGTCTTTACTATCTACAGATGGTGGATCATATGAAGGCTTGGTAATCCATTTATCGTCTTTTAGAGAATAAAGACCTGATGCAACATGAGGTTCATCCTTATCTTGCATATACATTTCAACATCATGCCCTCTAAGATTTACATTATGCCTGAGATTCCATACAAATCTATCCCCATCTAGAGCTTTCTTAACTAACTCTTCATCTTCATTAATATCTTTAAAGTCAATTAATACATGTACGTCGAGATCTGAATATTCATTATAGTTGTAATTACTATTGCTACCAGTAAGAGTAATATCATCTATCTCGACTCCTTCTATATCTAAGTTATGAATAAAATCATCAGTTATTGACAACAGCTTTTGCCTTATATCTGGGTCAAATTTATTGTCCTCAGACCAAAACTTCTGATTTAGAGTGTCGTTGTAGAACCTCACACTTATATTTATTAAAAAAGCCCGAAGAGGGGTACTCAACGGGCTTTTTAATTACAGTTTAATTTTTGAGCAATTAAGCACCTGGAATAGATCCAAGCTTGGTATTACCTACTTTGTTATTCTTGCCGTAGTTAATTTCTTTAGAAAGAGTCGAACCGGCATCAACACCGTACCCGCCTCCATCTTTCATAACAGGGCCACCAGCTGCGTGAAGCTTACCTACTTTGTTTTTCTTACCGTAGTTAATCTCCTTTTTAAGAGTAGATCCAGCATCAACACCGTAACCTCCACCGTCTTTCATTACTGCCTCTTCATCCTCTTCTGGATGCTCTTCGTCTTCAAACTCTGTGTCGGTTACCTCTTCGACGTCAACATCAACATCAACTTCAACTTCTTGTTGTGCTAACGCTGTTTGTAAGATATCACAAAGGGATTGTGCTAATTCACCAGGAATGGAAACTGTGATTTCTTCTGGTACTTCATCGACTACTTCGTCTGTCTCGATTCCCAGAGCTTCAAGTTCTGTGACGTCTTCAACCTCGTCGAACTCTTCGTTAACCATTACCTTATTATAAAGTTTATCAAATACTGAAGTCTTGCTCATAAAATTATTTAGGCCATCGCGTGCAATTTTCTCGTGTTCTGCCAAAATTTCTTCATCTTCTTCGGATCTATTATCCTTGAGCTCTGGGAACTTGTTATACACGCATCTTTTAATACCGTCAGGGTCCGGAGCATTATGTGCAAGACGCAGAGCAGATCTCGCTCTATCGATAGTATCGCAAGGGTATGTTCCGGGGGCAGCGCCGCCAGCAGGCCCACAAAAATCATCTTTATCTACATCAGAGTAGTCACCTGCATTAGAACTACCTTCTCTTTCTCTCTCTCTGTCTAAATCTTTACCCCAGCGATCTTCATACCTTCTCTCTTTTTCAGTATCCTCTTCATCCTCTTCCGGAGGACCAACATTACCGGAGTATGCTACTTGTCCATAAGTTGGACCTGTAGGCTCTGGTTCGTTATTATCTAACCCTGGATCATTTCCATCACCGTAAGTTAAACCACCAATATTATAGATATTATCCTCTTTATCTTTGTCCGATAATTTAGTAATATCAATCTTCGACGGTCTAAACCCTCCTCTTTCTTCCGGACCGCCACTTTCCAATGGAGCTTTTCCTATCTCCCCGTGTGGTACTTCTTCATTAACGACTACTTTATTGAGCACATTTCCATATGCTTCACCTAACGACACCCAGTCTTTCTTTTTTGACATGTAATTATTTATGCTACCTACTAAATATTTCTGTGGCTAGACAAGATAATATGTTTTATATGGGTAATCGTAACTTACCCAATGTTAATTGGAAGGGTGAATATACCAAAGAGCAGGTCCGTGATCTAAAAAAAGCGAGTAAAAATATTTTATATTTTGCAGAAAACTTCTTTCATATTATTAATCTAGATAGAGGACGTGAAAAGATAAAGCTCTATAAACCTCAAAAGCGTTCTTTAAGATTAATGAGAGACAATAGATTCTTTTGTTTATTAGCTTCTAGACAAATAGGTAAGTCTACTATGATGACTATCTATATTCTTTGGCAGGCATGCTTCAATAGCGATCAACGTATACTTTTAGTTGCTAACAAAGAAGCAACAGCTATTGAAATATTTCAGAGAGTGAGAATGGCTTACGAGGAGTTACCTAACTGGTTAAAACCCCCTGTTAAGGAATATGCTAAGACCTCCATGACGTTAGAAAATGGAAGTCGAATTGGTATTACGACTACTACCGGTACAGCTGCTCGTGGTCAATCTGTTAACTGTCTAGTAATTGATGAGATGGCTTTTATTGAACCTCATTTAGTAGAGGAGTTTTGGAAATCTGTTTTTCCAATTATTACCTCTTCAAAAAATTCTAAAGTATTTGTATGCTCTACAGCTAATGGTACTGATAACCTATTCTATAAATTATACACCGGTGCCATAGAAGGTGATAATGGATGGGCGCATGACAAGATAAAGTGGAATGAAATTCCTGGTAGGGACGAGTCTTGGGCACAAGCTACAAAAACTGCTATTGGTTCAGCAGATGCTTGGTTGCAAGAATTTGAATGTGAATTTATTCATTCTGGTGAATCAACTCTCGATGATGAGTTGTTTGAAGAAATGATGTCAAAGGTATCTAAACCTAAAATAATGTTAGATGACGGACATTATAAGCTTTGGGAGGAACCTGATGAATCTAAATTGTATGTTGCAGGAGTAGATATATCAGAAGGTGTTGGTATTGATTCATCTGTTATTCAGATTTTAGATATTACAGACATTAAAGAAATTAAACAAGTAGCTGTATACAGAAACAACAAAATACCCCCGTTAGAATTTACTAATAGATTATACAAAATATTACGTAACTGGGGGTCTCCCTTAGCTCTCATAGAGAGAAACAATTGTGGCGCACAAGTAGTGGATAGGTTAGCTGTTGATTTAGGGTATGAAAAAATTGTATCGTATGGAAATAAGAACGCGCATCGTCGAAACGTAATGAGAGGAATGATTGCTCATACTAATACTAAATATAAAGGTGTATTAAACATGCGTTACTTTATGAACGAAGTGCGTGTTGTTAACATTAATGAAGAAGAAACTGTAACTGAATTAAGAAACTTTGTAAGATACCCAAACGGTACCTGGAAAGCAAGAGCAGGTTTTCATGATGATAGAGTAATGGCTATGTTATATGGCTTGTTTATACTAGAAAAAGAAATAACAGAACGGTTCTTTGAAATAGTTGAAGTTGATGATATGGGTAAGCCTTCTGTAATAGAACCAATGGATTTTGGTGTAGATTATTTTGAAGATCCTACATCAATATATCTAGATAATGATATAGTAGGATCTAATAACCATGAAATGAATGCTTTAGTATGGGGCATGAACTTAGGTGGTCAAAGTGAACTAGAAACTGAAATGGATGAATTAAGATCATTTGGATATCAACTTGTAGGGGAAAAACCTCCAGAGAACTGGCAAGCTGGAATACCAGGAACTGATAAACAACCATAAATATAATATATGGCTAGAAATACTATGCAGCAAGCTATGCTGAACAAATCAAGAGCAGATAAGTTCTTGTTAGTTTTTGATATACCGCCTATTTTAAAAGATATAAATAAAAATTTTA